TTAAAATAAGAATCAATTACTTTTTCAATTGCTTCAAACTTTTCAATATCTTTTTGTTCAACCCAACCAATATTTGTCATTGGTGCATCACAAACTACACAATCTTTTGAAACAGATTCTGATGTTGAAGCAACTTCATCTTGCTTACACCAAAATACATTTTCAAGAATTACATCTGCAACCATACCTTTAACAAAGGTGCTTCCATCTGTATTTTTTTCAATAGAAAAAAAGTTTGCTAGCTGATTTGCTGGTGAATCTACAAGACTAAGTTCATGTAAATCATAATCGTGAATAACTCTTCTGTCTTTACCAGAGTTATCATCAGCTTTTTCCATTTTTGCATCATTGATATTACCACCAATTGAGAATCCTGAATAAGTTCCATCTAAGCATTTCTCCCATGCATCCTGTGCACCCTTAGAGATATATGCTGTTACATAAATTCCGTTATATTTCTTTTGTGTTTCTGGATCAAAAAAACTGTCTTCTTTAAAATCAACCATTTTGCCAACTGCTGTTGGACCATGCATTTCACGGATATTACCTCTAAAATTATCAAAAGCCTTCTTTGAAGCATCCGCCGTCACAATATCTCCATGACGATCAACATTATCTAAAGATGCAAAACCAGATACAGTTCTTTTCTCCTTGTTAACCTTTGTAATAGGAAAATGAAGAGCCATTGATGATTCACTGTTTTGCCAATAAGTTTTTTGAATTTCCATATGTAAATAAATAATAGCAATATTTATAAATAAAGCATAATTTTGACTAAAATTATTTTATAATATTACTATTTATTTTGATGACTTTTTTGACATCAGCCCCTTCTGGTTTATATTTTAATCCCGCCTCATAAGGTTCTGGTGGGTTAGGATTGTTATCTTCTATATTAGAAGCATAGGGAGTAATTATATGAGAATCTGGGTTTACATTTGGGCTTGCCATAGAGTTATGTGAAACCAAACCTCCAGTTATAAAACCAACAGCTACGTATGCAAGATGTGATATATCATGCTGAAAACCAGTGGCTGCCCATGTTGAAAAAGAACTTGTAAGTGCAATACCTAATGTTTTTGCATCAAGAATATTAAATTTAAAATGATGTTTTAAGCTCATAAAGAACCCTTTAAAGTATCATAAACTATTTGAGGAACTGCTCCTGCTTTTACTATTATTCCCGCTTTTTTATCAAAAATAACTAATGCTGCCTCTGTTTGAGTATTCATGGTTCCAGTAGCATACTTTGCTAAAAGCAGACCTTTATTTACAAGAGCTTTTTGAATAGTTAAGACAGCATCATTTGTTTGACCTAGTGCAAATGAATTTGCTGTTGTTGGAAACGGAGGAGCATAAAATGCTGTAGGTGTAGGTGTTGGAGTAGGGGTTACAGCAGGCATTCCTGCTACTGACCCATGTATAGCTGCTGTAGCACCCGCTACAGCAGTTCCTGTTGCACCTACTACAGCTGTTGCCTTTTTACTAGTTACACCCTTTGAAACTGGTGCAAGTGGAATTGGGTATTTTGGTCTTACAATTGCCATAACGTAAAGGTAAGGACGATGTTCACGATAACATCCTTGACCATTTGCTGCAGCAGAAGTATTTGATCCACCAGTGTTAAAACCAATAGTTGTTAATCCATCAGCACTTGCTGCTTCTACAATTTCTACATGTTCAGCTACACCCGTACCCCATGAATAAAATACTAGGTCGCCAGGTTTTGCTTGATATTTATTAACAACTAATCCCTGACGTTGAAACCACTCAAGTCCTGCAGGACAATATGCAAATCCTTTTGGGGTTTGTGCAGCTACTAAAGAAGATAAACCAACTTGTGCAAAACACCAACTGATTCCCATTGCACAATAACTTGCATTTGGAATGCCGTACCAAATTCCATATGGGTTTTCATTATTAGCACCTTCAGTAAAACCTATTTGACTACGAGCAACATTTAAAACATCTAACGCTGTAGACATTTTTAATTACCTTCTTGTGGCCCGTCGCCCTTAGCATTACGACCAGTTCCCATTTTATCAGGAGCATTTATAGTTCTATTTTGATCACGTGTCTTATTTCCACTTGAATCTGAAATAGAATCACTCGCTTGCTTTGGATTTAAAACAAGAACTGTATCTCCACTTGAAATTGGAGCAAGTCCCTTACGTGCACGAACTTCATTAGGAAGAATAACTTGATCTTTAAGATAACGATCATCAATTCTTGATTGAGTTTCTTCATCTGTAAGTGCAAGTTCATTAAATCTTAAAACATAAGCATCTGTAAATTCTTTGATAATAAGATTAATTTTAAATTCAAGTTCTTCTTGTCTTGGACGACAAACTTGCTCTTTAAATGTTTTATCAGCATCTTTAGCATTTGCCAGTGAAACTCCTTGTGGCATACCAATTTTTGAAATAGGAACACGGTGTGCAATAAGAATACGATCTCTATTTTCTACAGCATAATTCTTAAATGAAGAATCTTGAACTCCCGCTTCAATTGGCTTCATATCAAACTCAACACGACCCTGCTCACCATCTGATGGTAGAGGAATGTAAAGTGTTCTATGATTTCTGCCCTTAAGACCTGTTTGGAAAAATTCAAGTAATTTACGCTCTGAATCAGCAGTAAGCTTTGCACCTTTTACAGTAATTATATAACGTGGAACAGCTTTATTTTCAAAATAATCTAAGTTAAATCTTTGTGCAAACTCATCACCAGCTACCGCATTTTTAGCAGACAAAACATCTGGAACCCCATAATATGTGTTTGAAGGAGTAAAGACTTTAAAATGAATAATCTCATTTGGTTGAGGATCTGTACCAATTTGATCTGGAGTATCAGTATCTCCAAAATTTCTAAAGAATGTGTATCTGTTATATACAACCTGAACAAATCCATCACGGTGACGACGAATTCTCATGGTTGTTGTTGGGACATGCCCGATATATCCAATTTTACCAGTCGCAGTTCTTCCAACTTCAAGATAAGCATTTCCTGTTGATTCTAAATCAATAAAAACCTTTTTCATTGTTTCAATAAAAGAATCATCTGAATTCATTGACTCTAAATATTCACGTAGTTCAACTTTTGCTTGTTCTAATTTACCACGTAGCTTATCAAGCTTTTTTGGAGTATCCATAACTTGTTCAACCTTTTGTTTTGTAGCCCAAGTTTCTTCCCATTTATAACCTAAACCTACAACGTTTGCTGCCTTAGCATTTACTGCAGAGTGATGATAAGGAGAAATATCATAAAGCTGTGCTAAATATAAAATATTATATGGAGGTTGTACAATTTGAAAAAGAGAATATCCTGTTAAATCAAGTGGATCAAGCTTTTTTGATTTAGCATCATCTATACCAGTAAAAGACTTTTGAAGCCTTGATACTTGTCGTCTAAAATTAGGGCTTAGTCCTTCTGATTTTTTAATTTCATCCCAAGTAGAATTGAAAGGGTCTGCAAAATCTGCCTCTACTGTATGAGGAATATCCATTTTAACGGTTACTCCATTATCATCATCATCATAGCTGTCATCTATTTTTAAATTAGCCAAGTTTCATGTCCCTCATTTCTTTAATGTAATCCATCATTGCTGGTAAGTCTTTTTCATCTGGAACAAGCCCCATAGTCATTCTTTGCTTTTGTTCTTCAAGTTCTTCATCTGTTACAGGTCTATGACCTGCAAAAAAAATTGGCTTTCCTTCACCTAGACCATAGCTTACCGCTTCATTTTTTAATTTTTTAATTTGGCGAATATCGCCTTTCATTGAAGCTATGCTTAAATAAGCACCTTCATCATCCATCACTAGTGAACCATCTGGCATCTGCCAGGCATACATGCCCCAATTTACTTCATCTATTGGTGTTACTTTCATTTTACCCATATATGTATAATACCATTTGGTTAAGTTAAAGCGTAATTTTTGAACATATGAATGCCATTTTAGAATATATGATCATGTGCTATGACTGCAAGACCGCCATTTAAGCTTGTTGATGAACCAGAATATTCCAAAATAGATCCCAAGTAGGTGCTACCGTCATTAATTGTGGCTACCTTTGTTGATAAATAAGATAAATATCTATTTTGAACATCTATATTTGTTAAAGAGTTTGGAAAAATTGTAATAAATCCATATGTTGCGTCACAAGGAGAGTATGTATCATTTTGATCTCCATTAATGTATATTGAATTTGTTTGAGATGATGGTAATGTAACTAGTATATGGTAAGTTTCACCTTCTACAATAGTAAATGATCCTGATGATTGATCTACAGAATTTATATAAACCTTGCCACCGCTTAAATTACTAATCATACTATTACTTAAACCATCAATATATAATGCAACGCCACTATTATCAGAAAAATCAAGAATTGACTGACCAGATCCATTATATCTAAACCAGAACTCTATTGATTGATATGAAGTTAAACTTTCAGAAGAAATTATAGCTTTTCCTGGATTTAATATCCCAGGCTCTTGGCTTGAAAAATTTATTCCAAAATTTCTTGATCTACTTAAAAATGGCAGATCATCTTTTTTTATCATATATGTATTACTTGTATATGGAGACATAATAAATCCCCCGCCATCTGCAGAAAGACTTACAGTGTTATATAAACCTATGAAAAGATTATCAATTCTTGGCTGAATGTTTATTGAAGAATCTTCTGAGTGAATTGTAATTTTAACTAAAAGATTTGAAGATGCAAGATCTGAGGCAGTAGATAAAAAGAATGGAACAGATTTATTATTTTCTACTTGATAAAATGTATTTCCATTATCATATGATGCATACACAGATATATAATTAGATGAAGATACAGAGCTTTGAGGTAATGCTGTTTCCCAATGTATATCTAAACCAGCAAAGTTTTGAAATTGTGCAATTGGAAAATTATAATACCAGGAACCAGTAAATGGTTGACTTGAATTTGTTTTTAATACAGTTATTCCAGAAGCATCTGAAATTAAACCATCATCAAATTTTCCTTTATTATAATCACTTGCAGAACTAAATTGTTTTTTTGAAACAAACATGTTGTCTTGGTTATTAATATTAATCTGATAAGCACTGCCCTGCTGTGCATAATTTTTTGGATCATTATCTCTGCTTGCCCAAGACATGTGAGATCTTATTTCATTTATTGAAAGTTCTCTTGAATAAAAAGCTAAATCACTAATTAGAAAACTAAATCCTGATGGGGCTGGACCTATATTAAAATCAATTTCAATATTTTCTGAAGTACCAAATATAAAACCATTACTGACTGTAATTGTTTCATCTGACATTCCATTAACCATAATTTTAATATTTCCATCTTGATATAAAGCAAAAACATGAAATTTTTGATCAAAACTTGTTAGTTGTTTTTTAGTTGTAAAGCTTACATCTATGCTTTTAAAATAATCAATACCATAAATAGTATAATATATGGTGTCTTCAATTAAATAAATCTCACAAACATTATTGTTATTATCATCAACACCTTTAAACAAACTGATTTTTGAGGATATATTATCTTCAATTAATGCCCAAAATTCTATTCCAAAAGTTTTATTTTCATATCCTTTATTAAAAAAATTATAATTATTATCAATAAACATTTTTGTATTTGATGTTATTCTTGCACCATTAAAATAAGATTCGTTGGACAGTGAAGTATTTATTGGAGCAACATTTAATAATGAAGCAAATGAACCACCCAAAACATAACCATTATATTGAAGTGTTTCATCTGGTATCTTGCTACTTTCAGTTTGGTTATATAAAACAGTTATATCATTATAATTTGTTTTATTATCATCATAGCCAAACGGAACAATTTCATTTAATCTCCAGTATCCTAAGGGTAAGTCTGACAAGATTCTATTCTTATATGACATAAAATTTCCCCGTTATACTATAGTGCTTCTAAGAACCTTTACGGTTGCATTTGTTGTGGCTGCATCAGATATAGTAACTTTAAGAGTTACATTTGAACTACTTAAAGATGCAGAAACATTTACTCCACTGATTGATGTTCCATTTTCTACAATTGCATATTCGGTATCATAAACAGAAGACCCATCATACAAAACAATTACTTTTGATGTTCTATATTTTGAACCCTGAATTATTTGTACTAAATATTCTGAAGAATTATAAGAAGAAGATGTTACTGCATAAGAATCTACTGTTGTTGCAGAATTTGTTGTAATTGAAGTTGAATTTGCTGATTGTGCTCCATATGAACCAAATGGATTTGTATTAACTGATCCCCCCAAGGCTACTGAGGAGCCATTTATTGTAATAGAGCCAGAAGACCATGATGGCACTCCTGAAGAAAGTGTCAGTACATAACCATTTGTAGTTGCAGAAAGTTTAGAAAGTGTGTTGGATGCTGATGCATACAAAATATCTCCAGTTGAAAGAGATGTTAATCCTGTTCCACCGTATTGAGTTCCAATAGTTGTAGCATTCCATGAACCATTAGTAACAGTTCCTAAAGATGTGAGTGAAGAGCCAGTAACAGTTGAATTTAAAGAAGATCCTGTTAAAGTGCCAGCTGCTGCAGTTACTGTGGCAGAAGATCCTAAGGATATTAATGTTCCATTTACAGTAATTGATGAATTAGTTAAAGCTGAATTTGGAATATTAATAAAATTAGCACCAGATGTATTGGAAGGAAATGTAACTGTTCCAGTAAATGTTGGTGAAGCTAATGTTGCTATTAAAGTTTCATCTACGCTTAATGTATTTCCACTCTTTGTTAATCCAGTACCTGCACTTATCTCTGCAACACCAGTAAACTGAGTCCAAGATATATTATCTGTACCTATTTTAATTGCACCTGCTGGATTTGTTGAAGTTCCAACAGAGTTCATTATCCATCCTTGGTTTCCATTCGTTGCTCCAGCAACTACGAATGTTATATCTCCAGAATTTACTTGTCCTGCCAAATTATCATTATAATCTATTGCACGAGTTAATTTCCAAGTTGTTGATGCGGATCCTTGATCTCCAGAATTAGCAATATAATATATTCCATTTTGAATTGGATTTGCTTGATTCTTTACTAAAACACGAACATTTAATGGCAATGTTGAAGTATATGTATAACCATCAATAGATAAAAATCCATTTGTTGTAGCTTGTAAATAAGCTCCAATTCCAGTTCCTCCTGAAGCATCTGTTGTTCCAGCAGTATAAGCTGGAGAATTTGGAAGTACTGTTGTTGTTGCTAAATAAACAGAATCATGAGCATTTACTCCCGCTGCAAATGCATCAACATATTGCTTTGTTGCTGCTTGCAAATTAGATGTAGGGTTTCCAGGAAGAGTTACTGATCCTGTAAATGTAGGATTATTTAAAGGAGCATATGTTGAAGATGCAGAAGATGTAGTTAAATAACCAGAAATGCTTGCACCCGATGGTATTGTAACAGTTCCTGTAAAAGTTGGATTATTAATTGGAGCATATGTGCTTGATGCTAAAGATGTGGTTAAATATGTGTTATTGTCTACACTATATGTTCCAGATCCATTTGTTTTTATAAATCCAGAAGTTCCTGTCAATCCAGATATTGAAGTTAAGTTAGAATTTAAAGGTTGATAAGAAGATGCTGCAGAAGCTGTAGTCAAATATCCAGAAATACTAGCACCTGATGGTATTGTAACCGTACCAGTAAAAGTTGGAGATGCTAATGTCGCTAAACCAAATACTGATCCTCCCAAAGAAATTTGAGTTCCGTTTATTGTAATTGATGAATTGGTGAGTGCTGAGTTTGGGATATTGATAAAATTAGCACCCGATGTATTAGAAGGGAAAGTCACCGTTCCAGTAAATGTAGGACTATTGATTGGTGCTTTTAAAGAAATATTAGTTGTATTTAAAGATACTTTATAATCTAGGGAGTTTGTATCAGATGAATTATTTATGCCAACTTTGGTTTCTAATGCTTCCACTGCAAGATTAATATTGTCATGCTGATCAGAATGGACTACACCTGAATCGCCCAAGGTATTGCTTGGTGACGGTTGGCTAAAAGAATCTATTGTTCCTGGAAATTGAGTACTCATATGCTCCTAGTATACCAAAATATTAAATTAAAGCATTAATAAAGACCTTAAATCTATACAATAGACGAAAATTAACTTAAACCTTGTATGTCTTTTGCCGTAACACCCTGTCTGGTTGGTATATGGACTGGAGGTGGAATATAAACTGGCGTATAAATTGGAGGTGGAACACTGCTTACTGTAAAAGTATTACTTGTTGTAGAAGATGTGTTAAATCCAGTTTCATTTCCTGTAGTAACAACAAAATAATATGAACCGCTTGATAAGCCCCCAGTTCCAATACTTGTAGTATTGGATGCAGTTCCATTTGAAACTTCTGAACCAGTACTTGTAAAAAGTGCCCAATAATAATAAATGTTTGTACTTCCACCAGAATTAGGTGCAGTCCAACTTGCACTTGCAGATCCAGTTCCTCCACTTGCAGTAATTGAAGAAATATTTGCTGGTAATGTCATAGCAAGTTGATTTGTATATGTAGTTCCAGCTGCTCTTGATAATCCATTAAATGTAAAACCACTATTATAAGTTGGATTATTATTGACATATATAGTTATATCATACGTTGTTCCAGCAATAAATGGTGATGGTGAATAAAAATTAGAATTTGAGTTAAGTGTACTCCATGATCCACTTGTTGCGTTTAATACTGCAAGACCAGAAGAATTTCCATAATCTGGAGCATAGTTGCCATATGATAAAAAATCTTCTCCAACATACGAAGAATCACTTGATTTTTTAACATAAATAATTACTTCATAATCTCCTTTTGGATATTCTGTTACAGGCCATGTCCAGTTTGCTTTAAACCTAGGGTAACCGCCATAGGAAATATTATAACAAATGATACCAGTCATAGTTGGATTTGGAGTTAAGTAATAACCAGAATTTCCATGATTGCCAAGTATAAATGGTGTAATTCCCTGCATTTTAGTAAATGTCTCCCACTAAAACCCAAGCATTTGATGAGTATTTTATTGCAGTAATTGAACTCCATTGGACTCTTGTTCTTAAATTACCCCCACTATTATTTATGCTTGAGTTTACTGTTACTCCAGTATCTCCAACTATAGAAACATAATTTCCTCCACCCTGAACTATTACAACTTGTGATCCTATTGGTAAAACAGAATCATTTGGAAGAGTAACAGTTGTAGCTGAACCTGATGTAATTACAACAATATTGCCATTATCTGATGATACAAGTTCATAGCTTGTAGTTTGATTATTAACAGATGCATAAGCTGTTACTGCACCTGAAACATTTATGTCTCCACCTACAGTTAAACCATTTTTTACTTTAAAATTATTGTCTGTCATTATGATAAATCTCCCGAAATTAGCCAAGTATTTGAAGCTATTTTTACTGCTGATGCAATACAATATGGCCCATTTGTTTGCACAGAACTTACTGAATCATTTGCATTAGCCAATGTAACTGTGTTGGTTGGATATACTGTAAAAGTAATGTACTGATCTACACTAAAAGCTGTTATATTAGTTCCTATTGGTGTTTGAGAATCATCGGTAAGTGTTATAGTATGAGCATAACCATTATTAGTAAATACTAAATAACCGTTAAAATTTGTATTCATATTTATATCAGAATTATAATTACTTATTTTTAAATAACCATTTACTGCACCAGAAGAGATTATGTTCCCGCCCACAACTAGGCCATCTTTTACTTTAAAATTACTGTCTGTCATATGAGTTCACTCTCCCTCAAAACAAGTATACCACAAATTTTATCTTATAAAAACACATCACTTGTGGTCCCACCAAAAAGCCATAGTTATTCTTTCTCCATTAATTATTTCTTTTACCCCGTGTATATTTTCTATGCCACCACAAAAAAGATATAAAGAGTTTTTTGCTGGTTTTATTGATATATTATCATTTGGAAAATATATTTCACCACCTTGGTAATCATCATTTAAATATAAAACACTAGCATATTTTAATTTTTTAGAACCATTTGGATTGCCTTCTAAATCTGAATTATCTGAATGTAATGGTGCATAACTTCCTTTTTGCCAAACTTGAAAATATGAAGCTGATGAATAAAGCTCTTTTTCAAAAACAAATTCTGCAATTATTTTAATTTTATTTTTTAAATCAACATAAAAATTATTTTTGCTTCCAAATATATATTTGTTTTTTAAATCATATTTATTTTTATTTAAATTATATTCTTTTAAAAGTTGAAAAGAAATATCTTCATTAATAAAATTTTCAAATTTAGCTATCTTATTTGTTAAAACTCCAATTTTGCTTAAATTATTTTTTTCGTTTTTAATAAATTTAATTTTTTTAAAATCTAAATCCTCATTCATATGTAACTCGTTTTTGATGATCTACATATTTTTCTCCAAAAGCATGAACTCCATTAAAATACTTTCTACCTGATTCATGAGGTTTAGATTTATCTTCATTTATTCTTTGTCTATTTAATTCATCAAGATCATCTTTTTCATTTTTTATAATTTGCTCATCAAAAAAATCATAAGAATCTTTTATTTTAAAATTATCAACAAAATATCTTGGAATAGGTATAAATGCTCCTAACGGGTCACCTTTTCTTACTTTAATTGTAAAATTAGGAACAGTAACTTTAAAATTAAAAGTAAAATCTCTTCTTATTTGATCAGACTCTATTACTCCTGTCATAGAAGAGCATCCAGAAATAAACATATTGGGTGGCTGTATTGTCATAAGATTAATTCCTGGAGGAGTTTTTAAATAAAAATGATTTTGTACAGTTATGATTCCTTGGCTAAAGCCTGTACCGATATATTGTTTATTACAGTTATCTTCATTTAAAAAAGTAATTACTGCATCTTTTTCTGTTCCGTCCCAAACTATATCAAAATCTCTCATTGATTTTATAACAAAACCATATTGATTTCCAATAGCTAGAGGTAGGCAGTAGTAAAAATGTGATGTGAACCAATCTCTCTTGGGATTACCCATAAGTGGTTGAATAATTTCATCAAAATAACCTTTAGTATTCTTATCATAATAAACGGCAAGAATACTATTTTCTGGGACTTCATACCCAGGCTCATTAATATAAGGGCCAGCCACTATCAAATCCTTTATCTGAAGTCCAAAAAGAAGCCAATGTGTAGCGATTGCTTTTCTCTACTTTTGTTACACCATGAATATGATTTATGTCACCTGGATGAACAGCAAGCATACCTGGCCTTGGCTTTATATAAATGTTATAATTTGGATAAAATGTTTGTCCGCCATAATAATCATCATTTAAATAAACTATTGCACCAAAAATTCTATGTTGAAAAGATTTATGCACTTCAGTCTTTGACATATCATCCCAATGTGGTGGTTGTTCTAAACCAGGAAACCAGCGAACTAATTGCATTATATCTGGATATATATTATAGTCAAGACTATAAATCTCAACAATTTTATTTTTTATTTTTTCTCTGGCACCATGAATTATTGCACCAACCTCTTTGTCATAATTTTTATAAATATCAATATCATTCATGACACGATCTGACCAAAAATCTGAACCACCAGAAGTCCAGCCTTCTGTTGATTTTGCAAAGTCTAAGATTATCTTACACTCTTCATCTGACAATAGATTATTTACAGTTTGTGCTTTAAAAATCATCATTACTACTTTCACCTAATAATTTTAACATTGTTTTCTTCTTCCCACATCATAACATCTTTTTCATCATTTAGCAAGGGCTGACCTTTTATATTTAAACTAGTATTCAATAAAACTGGAATTCCAGTTATTTGCATCCATCTTTCCAAAACATGATATAAACCTGGATGCTGTTCTTTATTAACCGTTTGTACTCGGCATGTACCATCAACATGAACCACAGCTGGTATTAAAGATGGGATCTTACACTTTACTGTATACTGCATATAAGGGCTAGGCTTGCCTTTAGGCATCTCAAAAAACATATTTGCATATTCTTCCATAACAACTGGAGCAAATGGTCGAAATAACTCTCTTTGTTTAATTAAATTTACCTTATCTTTAGTAGAAATATTTCTTGGATCCGCTAGTATGCTTCTGTTACCAAATGCTCTTGGACCATATTCCGCTCTTCCTGCTGCTACTGGTGCTACTCTATTTTTAATTAAAGAATCAATAATTTTTTCAACGGGATATTCATTTCCTAAATCATATCCTAAATATGGGCCTTCCCATTTTATATGTTTTCCAAGCAAAGCAAGTGCAGCACCTAAACTTGATCCAGCGTCACCTGGATTTGGCATAATCCAAATATCTTCAAAAACTTCCCATAATCTAGTATTTGCTGAACAATTTAAAGCACAACCACCCATAAATACAAGTTTGTTTTTTTTAGTTATATATCTTACATTATACATAAATTCAATTAATCGTTCTTCATAAATTTTTTGAACAGCTGCAGCTATATCAAATTTATCCTGCTCTGCAATATTTAAATTCCAGTTTCTGATACCCTTATGAAAGTTATATTTTTGTTTATTATACTTAGGAAAATATTTATTAACTTTTTCATAATATTTGTCAGGGTTACCATAAGCAGCCATTCCCATCATAATATACTCTTCTTGATTAGGCATCAATCCAATCAATTGTGTAAAAGCTGAATAAAATAATCCAAAACTAAATGGATAATTCTTTTTATATTTAAGTTTAATACTTTCACCAACACCAATCCATACGGTTGAAGTATTAAATTCTCCAATAGCGTCTAAAACTACAATAGCAGCATCATTAAAAGTGCTTGTATAATAACCAGCTGCTGCATGCGAATAATGGTGTTTAAATTCTTTTGGCTTCATGCCTTTATAAATAGGCTTCCAATCAGATGATCCGCCACGTAACTTTATTCTTAATCTTTTTAAAAAAGCTTTTTCATAATAAGCAATTTTATCTGGATAGCCATAATTAATTAAGTTATAATATATTTTATTATTATTATACCAATCATTTTTTTTCTTACTATATCTTTCTGCATGTCCTGCAAAAAGTATTTTTTTATCATTAATTAAAGCCATTGAAGCATCATGAGATGTTTCATTAAATCCCATTATGTTCATAATTAACCATTTCATTAAAATAAAATTCAGCCCAATGAATTTGTCTGTGTGTGCCTGGATGAGGATGACATGGCACAATATCGCCTTTTATATAAGATGTTTTATTTTGATGTATATCATATGCAAAATCAAAAATTTCAGAATTTTCATTAAAAATATCAATGTGACATTTTTCAATATTCCAATTTTTCATTCTGTAAACATTAGTTAAAGACTCAACAGTTGGGTTTAAAGGATTATATTCGTTTAGGTCTTGTGATCCAAATTCAAAAAAAGAAGGAAATAAATCTCTAGTATAATCAGAACGATAATATTTAAAATTTTTATTTAAATATGATTCATAATCATTTTTTATAACATTTGACCATGTACTCCATATTAATTTTATACCAGTATATTCACAAAAAACTTCTAACATCCTTATATAATCTAAATTTTTATAATAATACTCTTCCAATAAAATTGTTTTTTCCCAATCATATGGATATTTATCTTTAAACAATCTTTCTTTATGAAAAAACAAAACAATAGGAGAATTATATTTTTCATATGCAAAAAAGCTTAATCTTTCAAAATTTGAAAAATTACAAATTAAATATTCTGGAGTATATTTATATTTTTTAATAAATGCAAAAAAATTTGAAATATTTGTCATTGGTGAACTTCCATTATAAGAAATGTTTCCTACTGTATAGTTTCCTATTTCTTTTAATTTTTTTTCTAAAAATGATGGCCAAATTTTATCAATTGGTAATCCTAAACCAAAAGTATTTGAGCACCCCATTGTAATTACATTTGGTTTTTCAGAAAACTCTATTGTTCTTAAACCATCTGAATTATATTGATAATTATACTCTGGCCTTGGAATTTCACAATGCTCTGCATTGATGGAATCTACATTTTCTTTTAAACGATAAACTTGATTATAAGGCCTGTTATGCTTTTCCATAAATTCAGGAAATTTATAAAATTCATTCATTAGTATATCCATTTATTTCCATTAAATTTTTTATACTTTCTTTTTTGTTTAAAGAACAAAATTCTTTTTTTTATATAATTAAACATTTATTTTAGACTCATCCCACTCTCTCCACCACATTTTTGCATTTAATGGCAAAGAATAATTAACCCAAGAAAACGGGCCATTATGATTTGTATTAGGATTATCAAAAAATTTCCATTTCATATTATCAGTTTTTTGATTTATATTTCTATGTATATACGCAGTATAAGTGCTGCCAGAAGTTCCTATAAAATCTTTTGAATAATGCATTATTAAATTACTTACTAAGCCTAAAACAATTTCATCTGTAAAAGGTAATGATAAAAATTCTTTTTTAAAGTTTTTAAAAATATAATCATCAATAATAATTATATTTTTATTTATTTTATTAAAAATAATATTATTTGGATCATCGGTACAAATAACAATTGGCAATTCATCATCAAAAGAATTTAATCCATTTAATATCATTTCTTCTTTTGTGTCAAACATTCTTATAGCATGATCTGTAAGTCTTATATGAACACCATTAAAATCACCTATTGATTTTGCAACCATTTCTGCAAAATTCAAATATTCTTTTTTAAATTTTACAGAAGACAAAGCTTTATCTAAACCTGAGCTTCTATTAAAAAAGAATCTACTATACCAACCTAAAGTATTTTTTAAATGAAAGTTTTTTTCTTTTATAAAATTAAGTCTTTCTCTACCTTCTGAAAAAATATTTTCTATATAGGTACTTTCATTATTGCTATAATAACAATATTGAATATCTTCATAAACAAAATCCTCTTGAGGAAACTTTTCAATATTTTCATCAATTAAAACTATATTTAATGATTTATCCCAATCTATTAAATCTTTTATGTGTGGAGAATTATCATTATTTAATAAAGGAACATCTCTTTTAAACTCTGAATGTCTTAATGGCGTATATATTGCAAGCCTTTTACCAAATTCTTCAAAATCACCACACACCATATTGTGTATTACAACAGTTCTTTTGGTTTCATACGCCAAGCCAATAGCAAGCTCAAAGCTCATAAGTTGATTAATCATCCCAGTTGGGTTATGCATCTTATAAAATATCAAATCATTCATTTATTTGATTTTTTATCCAATCATAAGTTTTTGATATTCCAAATTCAAGATTTTCATCTGGAGAATATCCCAAAACTTGCTTTATTAAATCATTGTTAGAGGTTCTTGCATTTACGCCTATCGGACCTTTTATATGTATTTTATTTATTTGTTTATCTGCTATTTTACAAACAATATCAAAAAAATCATTTATTGTTATAGCTTTTTCTGACCCTATATTTATTGGTTGAAAAAAACTATCATTTCTGTAAAAATCAACTGTAGCTTTTATACACTCATCTATATATAAAAAAGATCTTACTTGATTTCCATCACCCCATATTTCAACATTTTCTTTAGCTAGTGCTACCTTTCTACATATAGCTGCTGGAAATTTTTCTTTCCCCCCCTGCCAAGTTCCGTATGGTCCATAAACATTGTGATATCTAGCTATTTTATTTTTCATTTCATAATTTTTATTATATGCAAGATAAAGTCTTTCACTAAACAGCTTCTCCCAACCATACTCCGTGTCTGGTTGTGCGGGATATACAGAATCTTCTTTACAATTTATATTTTCAGGATTAAGCTGATTATATTCTGGATAAACACATGCTGTTGAAGAAAAAAATACACTTTTTATACCTACTCTATGAGCAGCTTTTAAAACATTTACATTTATTAATATTGAATTACTCATAACTTCAGCATCATTATTTCCAGTATTGATATAACCAGAACCTCCCATATCTGCTGCAAGTTGATAAACCTCATCAAATTTTTCATTAATCAATTGATCTACAAAATCCTGATTCCTTAAATCTCCAATAATAAATTTATCAGCAAAACTATCCCAATATTCTGGATATTTTAAATCAACGCCTAAAACCCAGATTCCGTCATCTTTTAATCTTTTTACAAGATGACTTCCTATAAATCCTCCAGCTCCTAGAACTAAAGCTTTTTTCATTTATTTTTTAATAACCAATCTGATTCAGAAATTAAACCTCTTATAACATCTATGTATGTAGGTCCTTTTGTAAAAAACCAATGATCTGGTTCTACAAAATGAAAAAATATAAAACCAACTTTATTATTCTTGGGGTCTGGAAAATCATTTCTCCAATGCTCTTGATCTATGCCATAAAATGCCAAGGCATCGTTTTCTTCAAGAAAATATTCTTTACCCTCAACACAAATCCCCCATGGAGTTTCTTGATAAACACAAAAATCTAATGTGTATGTACAAGCATTATCGTCTTTATGTGCAAATAGGTTTGCAGATTCACCTTCATAATGTGCAAATAAGCTATAAGATGGAAGTAAAGTTTTACTTTTAAAAACTTTTCTTGCTATAGGAGTTATGTCTTTTGAAATTTTTTCTATTTCTTTTGAAGTAAATATATATCTTCCAAAATCTTTTTCAAAATATGTTTGTTTAGATAAACTATCCTTAAGATGATTTAAGATAAAATTAAAATCTTCTTTATTTAATAAATTTTTTATTATTTTAGGATCTTGTATGTTAGTATGCATTTACTTTCCTATTGATTTCTTTAATTTCATTTGCATTTTCTGGCAAAGAAAACCATCTAAACCAATTTACAACGGCATATCTTATTCCATTTTTTACTGGATTTACTCTATGAACATACAAAAAGTTGGACGGAAACACCAAGATGTCTCCTTTTTTAGGTTTATAAGATACATTAAAGTTTTGAAAAAATATTTCTCCATTATCATAATCATCATTTAAATATGCAGTAACAGAAACCATTCTGTTACAAATAGGACCATCATCCATATGATTTCCAAATTGTTGATCTTCTCCATATCTTAAAAAAATCCAAGCAGTGTCATTCAAATCATCAATCAAAAAATATTTTAATTTATAATCTTTAAGACATTCAACCATTGGATTTTTAACTCTTAAAAAAATAAATTTTTGATTATCATCAAGTGAATCTATCATCTCATCTTGAAATGCGTAATCAGAACAATCTCTACCCATTTTATTTATAACTGGTTCTCCGTCTTTTGTTAAACCATAAGCTTCTGAGAAATATGGATCTAAATAGTTTTTAATATCTTCTATTAAAATTTCTGTGTCTTTTATAAAATTATTATAAACCCAAACTCCTGGTGCAATTTCATTTTTATTCATTTAAATACCTTTTTTCTAAAACATCTATTATTATATGTATTCTTTTTTCATCACTTTTATTTTTAACACTATGGTCTAAAACATTGTTTATTTCATACCAATTGCCCAGCTTCATATTAATTGTTTCGTCCATTACTGTAAAGAAAACATTATTATTTGTTAATATGGGAACATGTATTCTTCTTGCATATTTAGCAAAATCACCATCATCTTGATGAACAGCTACGGATCCGCCTGGCAACAATTCTATAACCTCACATCTTACAACTTTTCCATCATAATGCTTTTCAAAAATATCAAATAGTTTATATAAACATTTTTTAGAATTTTCATTTTTTAATGAATTAACATCTTGTACAAAAACTTTATCTCCTAAAGACCAAAAATATGACATAAATTTTATTTGAAACATTTTACTATCTTTATGTATATCTGTTAAATCTTGTCTTGATGTATCTATATCCCATTCTGCTTTATAAGCAATTATCTCTTCTATTAAATCAGAAATATCAAAATTTATAGGTTCATAATAAAATCTCCAAGAACTATTCTTTTCAATTAACATTTAACCCCTTTTTATATTATAGCATTAGTGATATAGTATTGAAAAACTATATTGACTCTATATCTTTTGCAGTAACACCCTGTCTTGTTGGAGGATGATAAACTGGTGTAGGAAGTGGAGGCGGAATGAAGACTGGAGGAGGAGTGTAGACTGGAGGAGGCGCACTGCTTACAGAATAGTTTGATGATTGTGCATAAGAAGAAATACCCACTGTGTTTCTAGAACCTAAATCAATATAGTATGTATTACTTGGTACACTTGATAAAGACCAGGAAGTAGTTGATGAAGCAATTCCAGTTGATGATGTATATAAGCTTGTTGGAACATATACATACATATACACATCATAAACTATACTTGAATCTCCGCCCCAGTTGTTTCCACTATTTGCAACTGCAGTCCAGTTCCAAGTTATTGAAGATGTTCCCGTTGAAGCTGATCCTATTGTAGGAACTAGAGGTGCTGTTTTTGCAGTAAACGAAGAAGTTGCAGAATTTGTAGTTCCAAGTGTTGATGAAACTCCTGAAACTGTCACGTTATATGCTGTTCCTACTGTTAAAACAGCAGTTGATGTTGAAGTTGCAGTAAAAGCAATTCCTGCTGGATAAGTTGGTAAACTACTATAAACATTTCGTTGTCCGCTAGAAGGCCCTAAAGAAAAATTAAAACTGTTGTTAGCAGAAGTAATATTTCCATTAAAAACTGTTCCATTAAAAACTGCTGCTCCGCCAGCTGTTGGAGTTATATTTACAGTATAATAATCATTATTTTTTGATATACCAGCATTTACATTTCCAGTTGTAGTTACATTTATATAAACACCTGGAGTTACGGCTGATGTATTTAAAATAGGTGCAATAGCAGCGATTGATGTAGTTGGTAGACTTTGAAGACCAGTCGAAGCATTAATTCCAGGAACTATCGCCATTAGTTTGCACTCAAATCTCCAGTTAATGCCCAGGTATCTGATCCTATTTTAATAAGAGAGGCCATAGATCCTGCAGTTCTAAAATATAATCCAGGAGTATAGTAAGACGTTATTCCTGAAGCAAAAGCAAATGAATTTCTATATGTATTGTTTAAGTTAATAAAGTCAATTTGCGTTCCAATTGGAAAAGCTACACTTGAGTTTAATGGTACTGTTATTGTTGCTGCTCCAGCAGCGAAGTCATTTAATTGAATTAATGTATTTGCATCTGTTAATGCAAGAGTATAGCTTGATGTAATTGCAGTTTGATTAACTACATAAGGTTTTATATCAACTGTTGCTGATCCGTTACCTACTTGAAGTTTTTTATTTGTTGTATCCCAAGATATTACACCATTAGATGTAGATGAAGATGTTGATAATGTAAGGGTAGGTGTATTAATTGTAGGAGAACTTAATGTAAGTCCCGCAATTGTTGTTACAGTTGATCCTGATGCAATTGATGTTGAGCCAATTGTAGGAGCAGAATACCCTGATACTGAAGCCCATGAAAGGTTTCCTGCACCATCTGTTGTTAAATATTTACCAGAGTTAGAACTTTGTGATGGAAGCAAAGCAGCTGCTGCTGCTGAAGCAGTTGTAGCTCCAGTTCCACCATTTGCAATTGCAATTGTTGTACCATTCCATGTACCAGAAGTAATTGTTCCTACTGATGTTAAACTTGAAGAAACAACTGTTGAATTAAGAGAGGTTCCAGTTAAAGTGCCAGCTGCTGCAGTTACTGTTCCAGAAGATCCTAAAGCAATTGATGTTCCATTTACAGTTACAGAATTATTTGCAAGCATTGTGTTTGTAACTGTACCAGAATCACCTGTTGTCACAACGTTTCCTGTTACTGCTGGTAATGTAATTGTATTTGTTCCAGCTGTTCCTGTTGCTTTAACAACTATTGTTCCTGATGTTGAACCATTAAATGTTGCTCCATTAGAACCTATTGTTGGTGTTGTTAATGTTAAACCAGATATTGTTGAAGCAGTTGAGCCAAGTGAAACAGATGTTGAACCAATTGTTATACTTGAATTTGTAAGTCCAGAATTTGGAATTGTTGCTACGCTAGAAATTACTCCACCAGACGTTGTTGTTACATATCCACTTGTAGTAAGTGGTAAAGTTACAGTTCCAGTAAATGTAGGTGAAGCAGTTGTTGCAATTCCAGTAACTGATCCAGAAGAACCATTTACGCTAAGTACACCAGTATTTGCAATTGTTACTGCTCCCGAGCCATTGTATGAGGTTCCTGAAAGACCAGTTCCGATTGTAAGTGCATTTAAGTTAGATCCAAGTGATACACCTGAAATTGTTGAGTTAGTTAAAGATGTATTTGAAATATTTGTAAGAGTATTTGAAGATCCCGAAATTGTCTTGTTTGTAAGAGTTTGTGTATCTGTCAAACCAACAATTGCAGATCCTGGAATTGTTTGTCCACCTACTGCTGTTGCAGAAAGAACAGTAGTTCCATTAATCATAAATGTCTTACCAGAAGTTAGGTTTAGGTTTTCTGATGAGTTAAATGATCCTGTTGAAGAGTACCACTTAAGAGTTTTATTGGTAGTACCATTAATCTGAATTCCCGCACCATTTGCAGTTACATCTGTTGGGGTAGCTGCATTAGATATAACAAGAACCTGCTCTGTTGTATTAAGAGTAGTCGAGTTAATTGTAGTTGTTGTACCGTTGACTGTTAAGTTACCACCGACAACTACGTTTCCAGTAGTATTAAGTGTATCTGTTGAAAGACCAGTTACAGATGGGCTGGTAGCAAGAACTACTGCTCCTGTACCTGTTACTGCTGAAACCTGAGTACCGTTAATCTTAAGTACGTTACCTGCACCTGCAGTATCTAATGTCTTATTTGTCAAAGTATCGGTAGTGGCACGACCAACCAATGTATCTGTTGATGTTGGAAGTGTAAGTGTGCCAGTGTTAAGGATTGTGCCAATTGTTGGAGATGTAAGAGTCTTGTTTGTAAGAGTCTGTGTTCCAGTTAATGTAGCTACTGTTGAATCTATAGCAATTGTAACTGCTGAAGAACCTGTATAAGAAGTTCCTGACAATCCCGTTCCAATTGTAAGAGCATTTGGACTAACAGCTGTGACTGTAATTGCTGCAGAACCATCAAAGTTCACACCATTAATTGCACGAGGTGTTGCAAGTGTGGTAGCTGTTGTAGCATTACCTGTTACGCTACCTGTAAGAGCACCAGTGAATCCTGTTGAAGTTACAGATGTAAGTCCTGCAAGGGTGGTTGATGATGCTCCAAGTGCAATTGCTGTTGTACCAATGGTTACGTTTGAGTTAGTCAATCCAGCATTTGGAATTGTTGCAACTGAGCTAATTACACCAGAGCCAGAGGTTGTAACGTATCCAGATGTTGTGAGTGGAAGTGTGACTGTACCTGTAAATGTTGGTGATGCTGTTGTTGCAATTCCTGTTACTGCACCTGTTGAGCCATTTACACTAAGTACGCCAGTGTTGGCAATTGTTACTGCTCCCGAGCCATTATATGAGGTTCCAGAGAGACCTGTTCCAATTGTAAGTGCATTTAGATTAGATCCTAAAGCTACACCTGAAATTGTTGAGTTTGTAAGCCCTGAGTTTGGAATTGTTGCTACGCTTGAAATTACTCCTGAAGAGTTTGTTGTTACATATCCTGCAGTTGTGAGCGGGAGTGTAACAGTTCCTGTAAATGTAGGAGAAGCATTTGTAGCAAGTCCTGATACTGATCCACCAAGTGAAACTGATGTTCCATTTATGCTGATTGATGAGTTTGTAAGACTTGAGTTGCCAATATTGGATAATGTATTAGAAGAACCCGAGATAGACTTATTTGTAAGTGTATCTGTGGTTGCACGTCCTACAAGTGTATCTGTAGATGTTGGTAATGTAAGTGTTCCTGTATTGCTTATTTGAGCAATTACTGGAGAAGTCAATGTTAGTCCCGCCACAGTTGAAGCAGTTGCTCCCAAGGCTACTGAAGTTGAACCAATTGTAACTGAGCTATTTGCAAGATTTGTGTTAGAAACTCCACCGCTTGCAAGTGTTACAACACCCGAATTAACTGCAAAATTAGAAGAACTAAAAGATGCAATACCTTGAGTTGATGTAGTTGCAATTGCTTGTGTGCCAGTTGTATAACCAGTTATTCTTCCATACGAGTCAACTGTAATTGCTGTAACACGTGTAGCAGAAACTCCACCTGTTGTATTTGATTGAGTTACTGTATTTAAATCAATTCCGCCACTTGAAGCAACAATTGTATTTGTTGATCCAGTTTGTACAGAAATTGTATTTCCAGACTTTTGGATACCATTTGATACGTTAAACGCACCTGTACCAGTAAACTGGGTGAATGTAATGTTGTCTGTACCAATTTTTATGCTTCCGTCTGTATTAGAACCAGTTGCTATTTCAACAAACGCTAGGTTTTCATTTACTGATCCATAAAGAACATAAATTGCGTCACCAGCCTCTACCTGACCAACAATTTGATTGTCATAATCTGTTGAACGTGTTAGAATCCACTTTGAAGAAGCAGATCCTTTATCGGTAACAACATAAATACCATTTTGAGTAGCTGTTGTTTGATTTTTAATAAGAACACGATTGCCATTTGATACGTTTACTGTATCAATCTGTAATGTTCCATTTGCTGAAGCTGTAAGAGTTGCTCCTACACCTTTACCGCCTTCTGCATCGGCAGTTCCGTCTACATATACAGCAGCAAGATTGGCGGTAGTTGCAGCAGTTACGTTAGCATGCCAGTTCATACCAGCAGCAATGTTATCTGCGTAATTCTTTGTTACAACATCATAAGCATTTACTGGGTTTGTAGCCAATGTAATCTGATTTGCAAGGAAATTACCGTTTGCATCTCTTGCAACTATTGTTGAAGCTGTATTTGCACTTGTGGCTGTTGTAGCTGAATTTGGAATGTTTGTAAAAGTATTTTGTGTTCCTGAAATTGATTTGTTAGTTAATGTTGAGGTAGCACTATCAGCATAAGTCTCTGCATTTGTTTGTGCAGTATTTGCAGCATTTGTTGCAAATGTTTCTGCTGTTGAAATTGCTGCAGATTTTGCTGTGTCTGTGTATCCTTCTGCTGTTGATAATGTTGTAGCAGCTTGTGAAGAAATTGCTGCATTTCTATTTGTTACTTCAGTTGAAATTTTTGAATCTGTGTAAGATTCTGCTGTTGAAATTGCAGTTGTTATTGCTGAATTTCTATTTGTAACTTCAGTAGAAATTGCAGAATCTGT